GTTGTCACGTACCTCACGAGCAGTCATGCCTGCAGCAGCAGTCAAGTATCTAGCACCGACACGGTGAGTAGCCTCCTCGTTACACAGGATGATACACTTAGCACCTTGATGTGCAAACCCGCCAGGCGCAGCAATCAAGCTGGCATGGAAGGATGTCTTACCTGTGTTTGGTCTTGCACCTACTTCGATAAGCTGACCGCCAGACACACCCTCAACCTTGCGCATCACGCTAGGTATATTGAATTGCCAACGTGCTTCCAACTCAGCTTTAGCCATGAGTGTTTCAATGCTGATGTCATCCCACTCAATGTTGAGGTTAGGTATGAAGTCATCGCCGTAACGCTCAAGCAAGTTGCGTAGCTTCTCAAGTGTAGCTGCATCACCGTTGACCATATCAAAGCCAATGTTAGCAACGTCCTCGCCAACTACCTGCTGGAATAGTTTAGACAGTACCTCTTGTGCAATGTCACTACCCATAGGCTGCTCACGTTTGATTGACGCAAACATGGATGCATAACCCTGCTTTTGTGCAGTGGTTAGTGTTGGATTGTTAGCCATGAACAAAGCCTCGACCTCATCAGGTGTGACGGTACGTTCATACCTGTCCATAGCTGTGTCTATAGCTTCTTTAACCTTACGTGCATCCTTACTGAACAAGCGTGGTGGGCATTTGCTACCACGATGGTCATCGTAGAATGATTTATCCATAAGGCTTCTAATGATTGATAATTCCATGTAGGTTCTCCATATCTGTCGGGTTACGATATTTCAAATCATCTTTCAAACGTAGGACACGAACATCGTTCACGTGTCCACGTAGTTCCTTTGCCATCTGCAAAGTCTTCGGTAGCGCATCGGGGTCTAACGCTATAATGGCTGTTGAGAACTGTGCAAGATACCCTTTATGCGCCTCTTGTAGAGATGTTCCAAGAAGCGCAACCCCGACAAAGGAACCGTAACCAACAACGGCTGCACTCACACAGTCCTCAACAACTACTGCGACATTACCATGTCCTGAGACATAAGGCAAGCCACTTTTTCCATATCTTTTCCATTTAGGTAGACGCTTGCCGATAGCACGGCCTGTCGCATCTACAATCCTGCCATCATGTATGACAGGAAATACTACACGGTCATTCTTTACATCGTACATTACACCCAACTCATCTGGGTCTAGCTTGTACCGAAAGCAGAAGCTAAGTACAGTACGCTTGTTTCTGTGCGGTACAATGTAACTAGGTAATTCAAATGGCTCTGTAGCGAATTGCTCCGCACCCAAGAAGCCAGAACGTATGTCATCTACTGATAGGTGGACACGAGTACTGCCGCCCACTGTGCAGGATACCTTGTAGCAATTCCACACAAGGCTACCCATGTTGTTGGTCACAGTGAAGGTCTTGATACCACCACACTCAGGGCAGTTCATACGTTTAGTCTCACCATTAGATAAGTCTAATCCATTTACTATCTTATATATATCACTCATATAATACTCACTTTCGTTGCGGCAGTTAAGTGCTTTTACCATGTGCTTTACGAGTTGTCAACGCATTATTTGCACTGGCGAATGTATTTTTCATGTAAGGTTTCACTGACTGTGGGTTACTATGTCCTGTAACCGACATGATTTGTCCCATAGGGACACCAGCCTCAACCATTTGTGTCGTACCAGTGCGGCGTAAGTCCATCAGCCGTAGTTCCTCAGACAGCCCAGCTTGCCGCATGACAGCCCTTCCAGCTTTTGATAGGCGTTCCATGCTGTAAGGATGGTACTGCCCCTGTACGGGCGTTGTACGGGGAACAACGTAGGGTTGAAAGCCAAAGTCCTGCTCTTGTTGGACAAGCATCTCAAGCAAGTCATCTTCGATGGGCAAAGTTACCTCTGCCCTGCGCTTAGACTGCTCAAGATATAGCTTGCGTTCATCCAAGTCAAAGTTATCCCACGTCAGCAGACGCATATCACCTAGTCGCTGACACCATTCGTATGCCATGTGTACAATTAGGCCAAGGCTGCGCCACTGAAACTCACTATATGCAGTGTCAAGAAACTGACGCACATCATCCTCTGTCCACACAACTTTGCGTTGTACAGGTGTCTTGCGCCTGACACTGGCAAAAGGGTTGACCTTGGTATACTCCATGTCAATAGCGTAACGATACACGATGGATGACACAGTGCAGATGTGGTTGGCGAAGCTGATGCCACGCTCAACCCACTCTTCATAAGCGTGTTTAGCTTGCTTGCTAGTTAGCTTGTCAAAGTTTACATCACCAAAACTGTCACACATTACACCAAGAAAGTATTGATAGTCTTTCTTAGTTCTGTCTCGTAACATCTTGAAATCATTGGAAGTATAGTACTTGTCAATGAGTTGCTGCACAGTCTTCATGCCGCCAACAACTCCTTGAACTGCTTGCTTTCAATCCACTGTGCTACTGCAGCTTCACGCTTGAACATATTGACAGCCTCAGTATCACCGCCGGTATTACGCAGCTTGAAACCGTTACGCTCATCAGCATAGCTTGCATAGTTAGTAAAGGCAGAGTACAACGCCCAAGCATTGTGGCCTCTGGTGTTAGCTTCCTGTTCATACAAGCGCAGCATCTTGTCTGCTGTCTTGTCTGACTTCAGTAAGGATTCAAGCATAGGCTTGACATCACCAAAGAAGATAGGCTTGTTAGCCCAACCCTGCAGTCTTTCAGACTGTGCATAGAAGTCCTGCTTGCTACGATTAAGCTGGCTGATAAACCTGTCAAGGCTGAAGCCACTGGTATTCTTGCGGCGTACCTTGTCATGCTCACCACGCACCATGCCATTGGTGCAGAAGAAGTCGATAGCCCCAAACAGTACAGTGTTTGAACAAGTACCGTCAACACCATGCAATGCAATGATGCGCTGCGCTACCTGAGTAACATGCTTCGGGGTAGTGATTGTAGCCTTGACGTTAGGCAGGGTCATGTCCATCATAGCCCAGCCATTGTGATGAGCATCCCGCCATGTAATGTTAGCACCATCTACCTCAAGTGAGGAAAGGTTCTCTGTCACTGTGTCCATGACACTGCGAAAGAAGTCACCATGTGATGCACAGGTGAAGTCCTTGCCAACAATAGCGATAGGTTCGCCAGTGTTACCATCAATGACATACTTCTTGTCAGCGACACGAGTAGGTTCAAACGACACATCAAAGTCTAAATTCTCAGGGATATATTCTAGCATATCAATTCTCCTTTACAGTATAAGCCCATAGTTATACTCTTTATTATATAAGATGTCAACTCTGTGGCATCTAATAGTTCCAGTACTTTACTTCCACATTGTCGTCTACAAGAAGCCGCCTTAACGTGTACCATGCCTGATCCATTTTTCGTAAGTCATCGTAGCTGATGTCACATAACTCAGACACTGATTGTCTGATAGGTACGAAAGCCTGTAGCATTTCAAGCACAGCCTGTTGCTGGTTAGCTGTCATGCTTTTCCATGTGGCAGCAGCCTGCTCTTGGTTGATTTCCCATTGTGTCTTCTCTTTTTTCTTAACCATCTTGTAACTCCTTCTGGAACTCAGTCCATGCTGCAGTAAATACCTCGTTGAAACTGTGGTAGTTGGCATCCTCAAAGGCAGCAGACGCTACCTCAAAGATGTCCTGCCCACTCCACTTGACTGCTTGGGATAACTGTATCCCTTTGATTTCATTATCAGTCATATCAATTCTCCTTCATCCAATCGGGCATATCTCTGCCCTTGTTGTATCTAGCGAAACTCATCTTGTCTACTTTGTAGAACGCACGATAGGCTACGATAGGCCAGTCCTCATCTGTCTTGAGGTGGTCATGCCCACTGAAACATTGTGGGTGTGGTGTCAACTCACCTTCAGGTATGAACTGTTGTGCGTAATTCAACGCCTTACTGTGTTTACCTGCACCATGCCACTTGCCATATCTGTGATGATACTCGCATAGCATGGATGTGTACAGGCTGTAAGCAAAGGCATAGTTAGCCTGTGTTTCCATTGCCCACAACGTACATGGATGACCTGTAACCTTTAATTTTTTTCCACTTGATTCCAGCATTGCTTTGTTTTGTTCGTGGTATTTCGTATTGATATGGCAGGGTTTATATAATTTAAGTTGCTCATGTATATCAGGACGATGAAACCACACAGCAGTGCATAGCATCTGTGCTTCTTCCAACGGCATCTTGACAATATGCTGGTCACATAGCTGCTTGGCTATGGCATCCGGGTGATGGTCAATTAGAAATCTATTCACTGCAATTCTCCATGTACCATGTCTTGAACTTGTGATAAGCCAGTATCTTATAGGCTTCTAGGTCAAGGGTTTCCCATTCCTTGAGGTCAAGTCCCTCATATCTAAAGCGACTTTCCATCTCTCCATCCAACATCACCATCAAAGCATTGGCCTCTGTTGGTGTTAGCTGTATCCATAGTGTGTTATCTTTAGCCATCGTAATCATCTCCTTTATCACGTTCCTGTAAGTTCTGTACATCTATATCATCACAGATATACGAGTAGTCGTGGTTAGGTAAGGTGAACAGCTTGATGCTGCCATCCTCATTACGGACGTAATCATCAGCTTCAAAATCCACTACTGCTATGGACAAATCCCAAACAGTTGCGCCGTATGTTTTATCAGGGTCAAACATTGTCATTCTCCTTTCGTGGATAATATACCTCTACCATGCTGTCGCATTTAGGGCAAGCCAGTATTGTTACCATGCTAAACTCATCACCTCGTGCATCAGCATACTCATCTAGGTCATGGTCATTACCCCAGATTAGCTTGGTGTTACAGTGCCAGCAGTTCATGTGTCAATCTCCTCATCTACAACAGATACATCTCGCACCATAGATGACACACACTTCATGTCTTTGTCTATGTGCTTGAACAAATCGTCCTCGCTATCGCATAGGTCTATTGCTCTTTGCATAGCAATGGTCTGTGCTTGTCGCATATCAGGTGCTTCCACTTCGTATGTGAGCAGCAGTTCAACTATGTATTTCACAGGTCAATCTCCTCATCCAGTTCATCTATAACGTCTTTGGTGTAGTAACACAAAAAGTTACAGTTAGGGCATTGCTCCTGTACTGTTTCATGTACCTCTACATGATTGCAGTTAAGACATTCATGCTGCGTCATCGTCTTGCTCCT